CATCTGACAAAATAGGCGTTCAATAAGAGATTCTACATCCATTTCAAGGCTTAATAAAAGTGTCGGAATATTAGCGTCTGCCATATCCCTTGCTATCTGGATTGCGAACGCCGACTTTCCCATAGACGATCTCGCACCAATAACAGTCATGCCTTTATGCAATCCCCATATTTTATCTGAAAAGTCTGGTATCGAAGCCAACGGATATTTAGGCGCACCACCCCGGTCTTTAAGAATTGCTTCCGTGCCATCTAACCATTCGTGGAGTGGCTTGATCCCTGCAAGTAATTCGTTTGAAATCATTTTGGTACTCCTTTTTCTCTTTTAAAAGATTGCATACAATAGCATCAGCTAATAAAGCGTTTTCATACTGAATACCTGTTTTGTTCATATTGCGGATTCTATACTCACGGAAAAAACTCAACTGTTCATTTATCTCAAATACCCATCTTTTAAGATCTTGTAAATATGACGAATAAATATCTTTAATTAAATCAGATTCCATGTTCCAACCTTTTTTTCTATTGGGGTATTGTCTTTAGCGGCCCAACTCAAGATCGTATGGTAATGGCTCTTATACTTAACACCCTTTGAGCCTATGTAATTATTAAGTCTTTGTATATATGAATCTAATTGGGAGTTTAGCTTAATTTTTAACTTATCGTGTTCTTCTTGCGTTAATAATACAAATTCCATATATACTATCTTCTTATCATTCTTTTCATTCTTACATTCTTGTATAGTGTCTTTTTGTTGTCTTTTTGTTGTCTTTTTGTTGTCCTCTCTGTTGTCCTCTCCGTTGTTACTATTTTGATATTCATCCCACTTAACTATTGATATTAAACGACTTGTGTTTGTTTTTTGTTGTCTTATTTGCCCCACTTTTTCGAGTTCTGAAAGCAGTTTTTCAATCCAACTTTCACTCAATCCGCAATACTCGGCGAGGATTTTACGCCCAGCGACGAGTTGTCCGGGTTTTAATGTAATACTATTTCCATTAAAAATAGTATCAAATTCTTTATGAGTAGCCCTCAAGAGAAGTTCAATCCATAGAGATTTTCGGCTTGCTGATTTGTAACCATACCAATCTCTAAACTTGCGATGAAGTTTTATGTAACCGTTATTCATTTATTAGCTTTCTTGATCGCTTCCAATACTTCTGAAAATTTATAATTCCTTTTGGCGTTGATTAACTTAAATTCTAACTTACCATGAAAAACAATTCTCTTAAACGAGTTATTAGATATTCCAAGTTTACACGCGATTTCTGTTTGTTCTAAATAATTAGTCATGGGATTATAAATTAAAAGCCCTGGCAGACAGTAAAGAGCAGACCGCTTTGGAACGGTTGTGTCCACCAGGGCAATAAAAAAGCCTCGATAAGTTTTTTCTCGTCGAGGTTTTGTTTTTTTGTTTCATTATCTCTGCTCTCATTTTTATCAACTCTCCAAAGTTAAATAATTATCTCATACATCAAGTCAAAAGTCAACACTTATTTACAAAAAATATCTCTTATAATGTTTACGAGTATTGGGATCGCAAATCGTTTCATCTTTAATGTCGAATCCGGCGCGGCGTAATTCTGACACCCTTGAAGCCAATTTCATTGTTCCCACGCGTTCTAAAGCGTCAAGGCCCGTAAGACTTTCTCCGCGCTGTAATATGCTTAATATCTGCGCTTGTTGACCTCCTAAAGACTTCTGATTTGTGATATTTTGCGCTGTTTCGTTGTGTTCACGGATTGTGTCTTGATTGCGGATTGCCTCAAGGATTCCGATTTGCTGTTCCATTCATGCCTCCACTGTTTCAGGGTCAGGGATTACTATTTGTAAATGTTCCGCAGCCCATTGTTTGATTTGTTCGGTGTAGCTCACAAACTCAACTGTGGTTAATTGTGTCGTTGATCGTAGCGTAGGAATATCCCTTGTATGGTCTGTTAAAAACAACATCCTCATTGCGTCATGGACTTCTTCATCTGTGTAGCCGGTAGTTTCGCTTATAAGTTTATAGCACACTCCCCAAAGGTAGCGGTTTTGTTGATTGCTTCTATCCTTTTTGGGCAAGCGAACAACCACATCCACGCTCTTATTGTTTAACACCTGAAGATATTTCTCAAAACTATCAGGATTATTAAAAATCAATTTCCCTTTAATGACAGAAGCTAAAAAAATAGGGTTCATACTTCGCGCTCCGGCCAGTCTTGCTCTGCGCCCTGTTCTGGTCTATCAGTTTTCTCTTTCTTTGGAAATACAAAAAGAGTAACATCAGGTTGTTGATTAAGCTCGATAAAGCGTTTTCCTGTGTCATTGGTTCGTAGAGTGCCGCATTTTAACCATACTTTCTTTTCCACGCCGTTTTGTGTGTACGTCTTGCAAGAGCAGATATCTTCGTAGATCATGGTTATTTCTCCTTGTTTAGTGAATATCTTGTTTTATGCCCTTTTTAGCCCTGTGGAGCGTTTTAGGTGTTTGTGTACGTTGAAACGCACAATCGTTGAAATTCTACGGTTAAAACCCACCCAGGATTTGATTGTGGCGTTGCTTGCCATGTCGTTTACCTTATCTTTTCCACCACTTCAACTAATTCTGCGCAAAACAGCTCAAGTTCTACCTTTAATGCCTTTTGAAACTTGACATCAGGAAAGCATCGAATAATCAAGGGTTTCATCCCCGGATAAAAAGACACGAAGTCAACCCAATCCCTGCCAGTTACCAATAACTGCCCCTGGGTTTGCTGAAAATACTCTAATGGAAGTTCATTTTTTAATAAGTAATCCACGTGAGTTGATAAAATCGGGCATTTGATCTCAATGCACCCATTATCTTTGACCAAACCATCAGGCGAGGCGGCGTATATGGTATTGCCCTCTGTTATACATAACCCAACCTTAACAATGGTTTCGCCTGTTATCAGTTGATATAACTCTCGCGCTGTTTCTTCCATTTCGATTCCCCTGACCATATTTCCATTTTGGTACGTTTCTTCTTGTATGCCCGTGATCCGCTCTCCTGCCAAGCGATACATGTACTTTGTTCTCTGTTTTGACGGTTCTCCTTTCGTAGTTATAATACAATCAAAGTTTGAGGCTGTGGGTATTCCACACCGCGCCTTAAACCAATCAGATGAGTTTTGTTCCATGTCGAGTATCTTCATTTCTTCACCGCGTTTCTTTTTGCTGTAATCGCAGCTTCCGCTTTCTTGAACAACACCGCAGGCATGGTTTCAATATTCTCCACTTTCATAAACTTCAAGAATCCATCAAGAGGCATATTCAGATCAGCCAGGCTGTCAACGATGAAATTGACCTGGTCTTTGGTGATAACCTCTGTTGTCGTTTGAGCGTCATCATCCTGATCGTGAGTAGCCAATCCTGTAAGAGAAAGAAGCGTGTACCTCTGTAAATAGGTAATTGTCGAACCTATCGCCTGTATATCGTTTTTTGAACCGGACTTGTCAGATGGTGCAGATATTGATGTTGTTTCGCTATGTCCTTTGACATGGGTTATTTTACAAGTTACCTCAATAACTCCGTTTTGTTTGGTAGTCCACGAGGCAGATAAACCATGATTGCTCAATGCCGCGCTTATCTTCTCAACGACATTGGCAAGTGAGGCATGGTTGTAATGCGTATTCCCGAATGATACTTTTTTATCCTTATCAATATCGGGCGGATTTTTCTTGAACTCTGCCATTGCCTCATGGTATGATTTGCGGGATTCGTTAGCTTCATATCTTTCCTGTAAAGCCAAGAGTTTCTCCAATTTGTCAAGATCCGCATTACCTGCTACCGCCATACGTATCATCTCAGCCGGGCTATTATCCTGTGTCGCTTCCAATGCTGTTTTGTTTCCCATGATTATCTCCTATTTTTAGGTAAGTTTATTTTTAAGTGTTTACATCCAACCTTTAAACAATACTCCAATCCTTTTTTATAGGATAATTTGCATCCCCCCTTTCTTGGATTTTGACATTCATATCTCATAATTTACTCCCCTGAACGTCTTTGACCTCTTTGAACATTTTATCCAACATTATTGACTGTATTTTGAGATTGTTTGCGAGAATACGATCCTCCATATCCTTGCACTCCTGACAAATACATGACCACCGTATACCTGCCACTCCAATACTGCCATTGGTTTGAGTGCCGCAAATGATACAGGATTTCATTAGTCCAACCCTCCTATCCCTGCATCCGTAGCCAGATTGTGCATACTCTCGATAGCGGCACAATCTGATTCTGTTTGAACACGCACCGTCACCGCTTTAATATCGTGATTACCAAAATGTTTCGCGCATACAGGAACGAGTGAGCCCCCTATGTCAACGCGTGCATCGGCTGTCTTTCTACAAAAGGCGCATTTAGTCATTTAATCACCTTGACATTGACTAATACAATACCTTGTTTACAATCAGCAATTTGAGCAAAGGAATTTTTTGCAAGATCAATTCGTTTTCCTTTAAACCTGCGTGCTGTCCTATCGGTAACTTCCACCATGACCGTTTTTCCATTGCTGATGTTCTTGACCAACAAGTGTGTCCCGATTGCGTAATCCCAACTTGCACAAGTGCGTCCATTGTCAAAAAACTCCTTTCCATTCGCCATAATAAAATGAGTTAATTTATATTGTCCATCACGGACTAAATCAGAACGGCTATACCAAGAGGCTTTAAGTTCAGCAGCATGAGCCCCACTCGACATCATCATCACCAGAGCCACAACCATCAACCCACCAAACGGCCAGTCATCAACGATATGCAATTTCACCCACCTATCCCATCGGCTTGGAATACTATTCTTGTTATCCTTGCTGAATAACCAGCGGATTTCAAACCAGAGATCCCATAAACGGTTTCTCATACTGCCCTCCAAATATGAATCCACCCCGCGCTTCCAGGCGTTATCTCTCGTTTATAGAGAAATAAAAAACTCACAACCTTTTGAGTTATGAGTTCACGGGGTGGAATATTGTTTGTCTTTATGC